GGGAGAGGCAAACGCCTCTCCCCAAAGGAGAAACAAAATGGAAACGCTAACACTACAAGAAAAATACGACAGGCTCAATGAGAAATTTGAAATGCTTCTCGAAGCAATGTCAGAACAACAGATAGAGACTTTTGACGAAATTAAAAAAAACAATAAGCTAAAAGAAGAATTAAAAAAAGCGAACGAACATATCAACGAGCGAGAACAAAGCATCCTATATTGGTCAAACAGAGCAAAGGATATGCAACACGACTTAGAAACCGAACGGAAGAGAACAGTTTCTTGGAAAGCGATTACAGATAAAAGATTAAAGACAATGGACGAAGCCATAGAACTCTTGAATAAATAATAAAGAACTTACACCACGCAACGGGGAGAGGCAAATGCCTCTTCCCGAAGGAGAAAAAAATAAAAAAAGATAAAAAAAGATAAAAAAAGATAAAAAAAGACTTGACAACTGTTTCAATCCGTTTTATATTAGTTATAGAAATTAAAAATACACCACACACTTATCAGGAGAAACAACATGAACTTCTCAATCGAAAACAACACGATGTCACTCGCTCAAGCCAAGCAAGCCAAGGCAGATTATGATAAGGGCGTCGAGTTGAACGGTGGCGACGGTGGCCTCTACTTTCCAAGCTACACACAGATAATAAAGCACAACGATAAGTATGTCGTAGAGGTCGTCGAGGTCGAAGAGGGCGTAGTTCACCACGTCGCATACTTAGAGCCTCAGTATTGGGGAACCTCTGCCAACAGGGCAGATTGCGTTAAGCAACTCGACGTTTTTAATCAATATAGAATGAGCGATGAAAAATACGGCAAGTCTGTATTTGGAAAGTCAGTAAACGTTGACGGTCACGGAGAACTTGACGCAGACGCATATCACGATTCGCGTAATTGGCGCGGATAAAACGCCACATAATGGGGAGAGGCAAAAGCCTCTTCCTAAAGGAGAAATAAGATGCAGACAGTAGAATGGATTGAATCAATAGTAAACCTTGACGGTTCTAAAGCTAAGTCTTGGGTTGGCTTAGTTGACGAAAAGGTTGTCTATCGTATTGAACTACGCAAGAAGGGCGAGTATGACCTGATAGAGCGAGGAGCGGACATCATCCCGTTTCTTGGCAGGGTTGATCACGTTCTACACACAGCAACAACGCTTGAGGGAGCGAAGGCATTCTGTAAAGCATGATATACTTCACGGGAGACAGGGCGAAAGCCTTGCTCTCCCAAGAAGGTTAAAAAAAATAAAAAAACGCTTGACAGGAATTTCGATTCGTTTTATATTAGTTATGAGATTTAAAACACACCACACTTTTTAGGAGAAACAAAATGCAAGGCTCACTTCAAAACCGATTAGCCGAAAACAGCGAACAGATCACCCCACAGATCGGAATGGGAATTACCGAATACCTGTGGACAGATCGCCATGTCGGAACGATAGTAGGAATAAGTAAGACAGGGAAGACGATAGAGTTCACTTACGACACAGCTACGCGCATCGACGACAATGGCTATTACGGCAGACAGGAATACAAATACGAAACGAACCTCGACGGCACAGTATATAAGGCTCGCCAAAACAAGCGCGGACAGTGGAAGATCATCAACAGCACAAGCAAGATCGGCATAGGCTTTCGTTCATATCACCACGACGTTTCATTCTAAACACCACACACAACAGGAGACAGGGCGAAAGCCCTGCTCTCCAAGGAGATTCCAAATGGCACAGCAAGGAGTAATTTTAGACGAAAACCACGACGAAAAATCTAATGACGTTTCAACTAAGCATCTGAAGAAATGGCTAATAATTGCACACAACGCTATCAATAACATCACTGTCATAAACACTGAGAACGAGAATAGCGACACTATACACCTAATCGCTTCCTCTATTCGCAATGCGTTAGCTTCCCTTGATAGCATTATCGACGACAGAGAAATTGCTCAGATTAATGCAAAGACAGAAAAGGCAAGAAAAAAATAAAAAAAACTAAAAAAAAGACTTGACATTTGAAACGAACTGTTATATATTAGTAGTAAGTTAAAAAACACACCATACTAACAGGAGAAACAAAATGACCAAGCCTAACTTCACATTGCCATATGAATGCCGATACGAAGCATTTAAGATCAAAAACTACTCGGTAGAAGTTACTCGCAAAGAAGATGAAAAATATTTGTCATACCAAATAATTTACACAAGAGAAGCGGATAACGGTAAATGCTGTCACATGGTCGAAACTGATAAGTCGAAGAACACACCGCAGTATTGGGCAACAGAAGATGCAAAGAACTATGCAAGCGAATTCATTCAGAAATACGAAACTGAATACAACGAGTTTTACTATATATAAAACAAAAACGAGAGACAGGGTAAAATGCCCTGTCTTTCGTTAGGCTATAAAAAACTAAAAAAAAACTAAAAAAAGACTTGACATCTAAAACATATCGTTATATATTAGTAGTAAGTTAAAAACGACACCACGAAAAACAGGAGACGGAAAATGGAAAACCTCAACGACAACATCACCAAAAACTTCGACCTCAACACAGGCTTCATCGGAAACGAAACGCTCAAGAACATAGCCTCAACAATCGAAGCACACTGCGCTGACCATCCTTTAATCGAACAAATCAAGCAAGTCGTCGAATCAAGAGAGGCTCGCGTCGGATGGCTTTCAGACAGCGAATGGGCGTAACTAAAAAACGCTTTCAGGAGAGGGGGTTTTTCCCCTTCTCCTTTTTTTAAAAAAAAATAAAAAAAGACTAAAAAAAGACTTGACAATTCAAAACGATTCACTATATTATAAGTAAGTTAAAAAACACACCACATCAACAGGAGAAACAAAATGAGCTTTTCAGAACTTAACACAGACGGAATGACCGAAGTCCAAATATCATACGTAGAACGCTTGCAGAAACGCATAGAAAAAGGATTAGCTGTTTGCGCTTCCAAAGATAAGGAAATAGAACGCTTGCAAAAATTTGAGGAAATTTGGCGTCAAACGCATGGAAGTGTTGAGGTGTAAGCAAACTGAATTGAGGTAGGGCAAAATGCCCTGCCTCTTTTTTTTAAATAAACACTTGACATTATAAAACGATTTGTTATATTAGTTATGGATCAGACAAACACACCACAAACTTTCAGGAGAAATAAAATGGAAACGCGCACAGAAACAATGAAGATCGTCAGCGACATGCAACTCAAGTGGAAGCGCATACCTGACCAAATCGGACTGAAGGCATACGATCCAACAACGAACACGACCTATGAGACGTTTAAGTATTACGATGCAGTAGGGAGCGTTTTGCTCGTAAACGGGGAGAGTGTTGGCGTCTACTACTACCAATGGGAATGCAAGGAAGAAGCAGAGAGATTAAATTTGGAAAATCACCGTAAAATGTTTCCGTCTATTTTTTACGAAGCAAATAAAAAATATCAATCAGCTTAAAAAAAGACTTGACCTACAAAAACGATTTGTTACATTAATTAGTAAGTTAAACAACACACCACACTTTCAGGAGATTCAAAATGGCCTACATGAACCAAGAACGCAAAAAAGCAATCACCCCAATCGTCAAGGCAATCCTTGATCAATGGGGGCTAAAGGGTCGCTTTAAGGTCGAAGAGGGCAACACGCTTGTCCTAACCATTACTGAGGGCAAGGATATGTTTCGGAGCGCAGAGGGTCGCGTCGTAAACGTAAACGAGTTCCATGTCGATCACACCTGCAAAACCGAAGGCTTCAGCCAAGCAGACGAGTCAGCCCTAAATCAAATTAAAAAGGCTATGTATACGGGCGCAAAAACGACAGGCGACAAGGCGATGAACGAAGCGCACGAACAACACCTCGACTACGCTAACCCCTCTTGGTGGATAAAGATTCAAGTAGGCAAAGAGAAACAGGCAAAGCCTTCTGATTGGGGATACAAGTGTCGAGAAATGTTTCGCCTCAATAACTTCTCACACCCCGAAGTTCAATTCAGGAAATAAGACAAAGTGAGGGTAGGGCAGAAGCCTTGCTCTCACTTTCGATAGAACAAGAGTAGTAATAAGGCGCAGGTCGTGTAGATTATTAAAATCTCTGTCAGTAAATCATTCTCTATAGCCATCACTCGTCACAACTAAAATGCAAACCGCAGTTATGACATACGAGCTTACAGGCATACGAATCCAAGGTCGCTCCACAGGCAGGGCAGATATATTCGGAAATCATAGGCAATTTATAAAGACAGGGTTTCTTTCACCTGCGCTTAATCCTCCAATGTTGAAATCAAAATACTCGACAGCCTCGTCGTAACTCATTCCGTCACGATTAACCAACAGGTCAATAATCTTTCGATAATCATACGCAACAACAGTATCTCTTCCAAACGTTGAAGCACTCCCGATCACCGCCTTGTCGAGTCCATCAAGAACGATAGCACCTTGAATAGCTTCATCGTGTATAATCATACACCTAACCCTTTGGGAAGTATCGCGTCCAATGTGAAGGCCAATTTTTACCCCCGATATAAAACAGAGACGCTCGCCAAACAAACCACGACGCTATTGTGAGCGGAATCCAATACTCCCAACGAACGTGCAACACAGTGATAAACGCTAAAGGAGAATAGAAGCTAATCCATTTAACACAGTGACGCTTCCACCATCCTTCCGAACGCATCCACGCATCGCGCAGGGCGTCAAAAAGGCAAACAAACAATATCAATACAATTGCTATCAGTTCAGTCATTAGAATATATTCTCCATTGAAAACGCTGTAACTCGTTCGCCTGAGTCTACAGGGAATTCCGCTACAACATAATAACCAAGGGCATCGCTACTGTGCGTTAACCTTGGGTCGTTTCGTTTGTCGATTTCACCGCTACCACCCTCTAAGACTCTAACGCCTTCTAAGTCTTTGTGTAGATTTGGAGCCAAATAAGGGTTCACCTTTAGCATTACATTTCCATCCGCATCGCAACAGCGAGTATTAAGCGCATTAACACGCACTCGTTCGCGTGGATTACTGCGAGGAACGCGCATATATAACCTGTCGCCAAACGCACCGCGCAACTCGCGCTGTATTATATCCCAATCCGACCCCTGCACTTGTGCTGTCCCACTTGATGCGCCTGTAGCGTCCCCGTAACACATGACCGACGCCTGATGATCACCGTAGTCCTCTATTAACCGATTGCACACCGCAACCGTATTACCGTTTCGTGGTATGTAGACCTCGCCAATAACTGCCGTTCCCTGAGTTCGATCCGCAAACTCCAACTCTTGGCAAACCACCGCCACGCTTGGTGAAACATTAAAGTCAAAACAAAAAATCAGAGGTTCCGTCGGGTCGTATTCGATGCTTTCGACGTTGTTTTGCCCATACGTGTAATACGCCTGACCTGCAAAATTGACAAACGACGCCTCGTATTCTTGCTGAAACGTAAGCGTGTCCATTGACCGACGAGCATTCTCGACCTCTTCATCAGGCAGAACAAGTTTCGACGTCCACGAATACGCTCCCCATTCGCTGTCGGCACCCTTTTCCTCCATCTCTGCCAACGCTCGCTGATGCAATTCGTAGTAGTGGTTCCGTCCCTCAGGGACGCCAACAAAGTCGCACCATCCCCTGCGATCCGACAAGGCAGGTCGAACATGCGCTTCCCAAACCTGAGGCTTCATATTGGCAAACTCGTCGAGAACGCCACCGTCCCAACCAACTCCCTCAATACGTTCAGGACGATCCAAGCCAACTACATGTATATCTGCACCATTTTTAAGCCTTATGATTAGCTCGCCTTCGGAAGGCTCGCCTCTACGCCATTCGGGAGCGATCATTGCCTTGAGGTCACTCCAATAGATACGCTTGGCCTGATCCCGAGTCGGAGCAGAAGCGAAAAATTTAGGATTAGGGAACTTGCTTCCGCGCATTGCCCTGCGTATCAGCCTACGTTTGCCGATTAGTTCAGTTTTTCCCGAACGACGACCACAGGGAAACGTATTAAAACGATGCGTTCCGTTATATGCCGTTATTTGCTCTTGTATTGGATTGAGGGAATACCATCGTTTAGGAAGCGTCATCACCTTCACCTGACACCGTTGCATCCATCTCACTAATTGCACCGTAGAATGACGTTGCAATATCTTCACCGCTATCCTCATTAACCCTTACCACGTCGCTCATGCCAAGATAATTCTTTGCGAGGAATATGGCGAGCCTGTCAGATTTTTCGACAGCCCGTTCCATCATTTTCGTCCGTAACGCCATTTTGCCCTGAGACCTGCCCGAATCATAAGCTTTCCGCACCTCAGGTTCTTGTAGTTTTAATTGAAACGTACTGCGAGCGATACCAAGAACGTCGGCAATCTCGTCGTAAGTGCATTGCATCCGCGCAAGTTTGCGCACCTGTTCAGCGTCAACGGACACCGTTGTTGAGCCTACGGGACGCCCTCGCTTTTTTTTGATTATTTGTTCTGTCATCGTATTTATTATATGGCTCTACCGATTAATTTCCACACGACCGCCTAACGAGCGCAAGAATTAAGTCTGACGGGTCGTCAATGTTTTCCTCATTACCATTTGCTATGAGTAAATTTATTTTGTCGATCATTTCGTTATATTCCTCTTCACGATATGTTAGGACAATCTGAGAAACCCCGTTAGCCTCCGCTATTTCCGTCGTCTCGCTATCCACATTAGAATGGCTACTATCTTCAGACAAAGTGAAATCATCATAAAACGACTCCATGTATTTGTCCAAATCGACGTCAGCCAATTCGGGCAACTTAAATTCCGTGAGAGGGATTTCAAACGATTCGGTAAATTCATATAAGCCTTGTTCGTGGATTTTGCCATATTGAGAGCTTATGATTAGTAATTTTTTTGCAACTTCCTGTTCGCTGTCCCCTGTTATCGAAACCACAGGAACTCCACCCGTTACGTTCCAACCTTCTTTCTGCAGAACATGTAACCGCTGATGGCCGTCTAAAATCTTTTTGTGTCCATGCCAAATCAACATAGGCATTGAAAAACCAAACTCCAACAAAGAAGCCTTAAGTTTTTCGTAAGCAGGTTTATACAGCGTTTTCAATGCGCCCTGAAACTGCTGTAAATCTTTTACGGGTATTCTTTGTAGTCTCCCCTCAGGGTCACAGGTTACAGGGATATTTTTACGCGCCATAGATATAGACAACCATTCGTCATAGGTAGGAGAGGCATTTTGATTCATACTGTTACAAATCACTATATGCCGTTACACATGTCTTGTCAAGTAATAATAAAGGGACAGCCTTTTTAAAAGCCATCCCCTTAATGATACACCCGATTTAGTTTAACTAAAACGGAAGATCATCGTCACCCCCTTTTATGACCTCGCCATCAATTTTCTCGGCAACATCCGAGGGTGATAGCAGTCGGTCAGCCTTTGCAGTTAAAATCTGAAAATCCTTGCAGTTTAGATTGAGGTAAAGTTTACCGCCTTCGCTTTCATACGTTCCAAAATCACCCTGACAATAAACCTTGTCCCCCTTTTTTAAATACTTTAAAACGACGTCGGTGGCAAGTTTACCCCATGCAGTCACGCTCCACCAATTTGTTTTTTCTACCCACTCATTGCTTTGCCTCTCCTTTTCCCGTTGGGTGGTAGCAACCGAAAACCGCGCTCCGTTATCACCAATCGGTTGTGCGTCCTCTCCGACATGACCAATGAGAGCCACCGTGCATATACTCCTCGCCATTGTTTTATTCTCCTGTGATAGTTGTTGTGGTGGGCAAATTCCGTCGCCCATTCGATTATTGGTTCAGGGTCGAACCGCCTGACTGCCCAAAGACAGTCATAGCAAAAATTTCTTTCGTTTAGCAAAAACTCAATCGGGTCTTCTGCTCTAAATAGTTTCAACATCCTATCATTCATCTTAGCCGAACGATATATTTTTTTTTGCGTCAACAGGTCAATTAACCACTGCGCATCAAAAATACACTGACGTAATATATCGACACACAACTCTGCCTGAGGGTCACGAATATATTTAGTGTCGTAATACCTCTTGTCTACATTTAGCTGACCAAAGACGTCAACCGACTTTGACATAATGTTTTTGCGTATACAGTATTAACGCCTGTGCTATAGCCGAGCCATGCAGTACGTCTCCCGAACGCTTTAATAGCCAATCCCTGTGAGCATCATTATCCTTGAATCCAATTTCAGTGATTACAGATGGGTGATTGGTTTTGTTTAAAAAATACAATCCTCTGCCAAAATACGACTGTGGTTTTGCACCTAACGAACGCCAAGGAGTTACTGAATCAAATTGTTGTTCGATTATTTTCGCCATTGCCTCACCTGCTACTGACGATTTTTCGCCCTTGTCCCAAAAGAGAGAAGTCGAATAATTTCCTCCACCTGCATTAATGTGAATCTCGACGGAAATGTCGCAATTTTCTTCGTTAAAAAATTTGACCTTCTTTACAAGGGCGTCGTCGTTGTCAAGTTCGTAAATACTTGGATTAGGTGTCACTACATCCATCCCTGCTGTTTTTAGCATTGAAAACGCCTGAGTCAATGCAGGTATACATCTATCTATTTCCCAAAGTCGAGGCTCTTCTGCGCCTAATCTACCATGCCCTGCGCACATTCCAATTTTCATATCTTGTTGCTCCATTAAAAATGCGACACGGTGCGCATCAGGAGAATACGCACCGCCCAAGGCCACCACAACCTTTGCTGACCGTAATCAGCGCGGAGCAAAATATTTCCTTACCCTAAGAGAGGTTAGAGCTAATTAAAATATTTGCCGTCTCAATTAATTCTATGCGATGGGATAAACTAACGCAAGGACTTTTTATTGTGATTAATAATATAATTAAGTTTAATATTAAGTATTATTATTTATTTATTATTATTATTAATTTACCTTATTATATTGTGTCCCGTTTTTGCTGTTTTTAGCGAACTGACCCTATACTGACCCTATACTGACCCTGTGTTAATTGTAACTTATTGCCTTGCAATGGTTTAACTGACCCTACAACATGTTGTGCTATTGCGTATCTGTTTGTTTTTAATAAATTTAACTGACCCTTAAAAAAAATAAAAAAAATAAAAAAAGTTCTTGACAAACTAAAACGATTCGCTATATTAGTAATAAGTTAAAAAACACCACAAACCATTACAGGAGAAACAAAATGTCTAAAAACATCACCGCATACGTTATCGAAGAAACAGCAAGCGGAAACCGCTACGTGCTGAAAGGCTCTACAGGCTTTGCAGGGTCGTTCGACGAAACATTCAAGTACGAAAATATTTCATTAGGCGACAACGCAAAAATACATGATACGTTTTTCATGCACGAAATAGAAACCGATAATAATTGGGAGTATTTTGTTACAGGAATTATCGAAGTCTATGAAGAAGCAGAACTTTCGCAAATCACCACGCATAAAATTATAGGTCAACAATAGATAAGAAAACTATTGACAATGCAAAATGATTCGTTATTTTGTGTTGTCAATCTTACACCACAAAATCAAGGAGATGCAAATTGAAAAAAGAAACTCGGCTAATCGGAATCCGACACACCCAAAACTATCACGATCAGGCACAGAGAATACTATCCGACTTGCGGACAGCTATAGAGCGAGCGAGGGACGACCTTGACTATATAAGCGACGAAATAGAAACTAACCCTTGCACCTATTACTACGGAGAAAGAAAAATATTCCAACGGCAAACTGCGTACGAAACAGCAGAAATAAGAGCAATAAAAAAAATCAAACAGCACGTAATCAACGCAACAACAATGAGTAATTTATTGATAGCCCAAACACGACAAAACATTACCGCAGAGGTTAAAAGCGCAAATGATACAGTTAGCGCAATTGAAACGGATATAGATATAGCAAAGACAATCACACTTCACTCAGGGGAGAACAATGGATAATATTTGTAGAATACCAAACAACGACGAACCGCCAACCGATGAGGGGCGAGCAGAGTTTGACGAAGACCGCGCCTATGACGAATGGAGACAGCAACGAGATGAACACACAGCTATAATGGAATTACAAAACCTAACAAGCAAAGGAAAAAGCAATGATCGAAACAATTAAAGAGTTCTCGGCATGGGAAAAAACCGCAGATCAATTAACAAAAGAGTCGCAAGTCGATTACCTAAAACGATTCCGACTCTGTCTACTCAGCAAGATAGCAGACGGTGACCCATTGGGATTAAAAAACGATTTTGGATTAGACGATAAAGAGCTTTATACGATGCTCAAAGACGCGCTCGGAGAAAAATATACGGCTCTTGAGGTTAGCGAAAAAATAGGTCGCAGTAAGGTTTGGATTCACCGTTGGAGTAAAATTAAAAATGTCGGAACGCGCAGAGATGCCGACGGGGTATACTTATACACAGAGTCAGATGTCGAAACTCTACGAGGCATTGAGACAACGAGGGGTCGAAAAAAGGAAGACGAAAAAATAAAAATATTAAAACATGAATAAACGCTTGCGCTCATTAAAATGAAATGATATATTAGCAAACCCTTACAAAACACCACAACAGGAGAATAGAAATGTTTAACAAAGATGTCACCGCAGAACTTAACAAACCCCTCGACAATAAATTTGTCGCGTCGCGTGATCAAAATGGTTTTAAACTTGATTACGTTGAGGCGTGGTATGTCATTGATCGTTTCAATCAGGTATTTGGACACGGAAATTGGGAGCGAGAAACACTATTAATGAACCTACTCGACTCGTCGGAGCGAGGTGGAACGCATAGCGTCCACTACTCAGCAAAGTCGCGTATTACCGTATGGGCATCAAAAGACCGACTCACTTTTACGCGCAGAGAGGGTTGGGGATATGGCTCGGGTTATGGCAAAAACCTCGGGCAAGCACACGAAGGTGCAATAAAAGAGGCGGAATCAGATGCAATGAAACGCGCAATGATGACATTCGGTTATCAATTTGGCCTCGCACTCTACGACAAGGACAAGAAAAATGTCCGCGCAACAGAGCAGTGGGATAAGTTCCGTAGCTACGTTGAAAAGCACATTTCCGACCCTGCAAAAAAAGATATCGCAGACAAAATTTTCGCTGAACACTATCTCACCATGGACGAATTTATTGGGATTAATCATATTCCAAAAAATACTATTTACGATTTGGATGAGAAACAAATGAAATCTATCGGCAAACAATTACACGGTGCGATAAAGGAACACGAATCAAATGAGAACGCACGTAACGATATTTTGAAGGGCAAATAATAATGAGCGAACGCGAACTCCTACAAATCCGAAAAATAATGGATACGGTTAGACCCGACGATATTGTCGGGGTAATCGTAGACATTCTGAGGTCAGGATATGCCGTGGAAAGCACAATAGCAAGAGGAGTCCCGTCTGACAATTATGGCAATAATGTGTGGATACAACTAATGAGGGATAAATTGCAATGACTAAGAAAGCGATGCTATTAGATTATCTATCACATGTAGCAATTACGCCAATAAAATCGTCAGCACGTAACATTGCGCAGTATTTCAAAGCGCACTATAAGGTAAACGTCAGCAAAAACACGATAGAAAAATACATAAAAGAATTTGAAGCCGAGGGAAAGCTACGACTACAGGGAACGAATCGTAATAGAACGATACAATACATCCCTCCAACAACTGACGACGATACGCTCCCTGATAATGTAGTGAGATATGAAAATGGTAAGCGAGTCACACAGGAGCTTGTAGATTGGGACACGTCGGATGATTTTGAACCTGACGAAGATTATGACCCTCGGTTAATTTGGGAACTATGGAAAAAGGCAAGTCTCGCATTAGTAAACACCTACCCGACCTACCCAAGAGAATCAATGCAGGTCAATGCGCTTAGAGAACTGCATTACAAATATCAGTTAAACATCGTAACTATAGCAAATATCGTAAAACGTATTTTTTCTGAGCCTCAGACATTTATGTGGATTATTCGACGAGGCGCACACCAACTCACGCAACGGACAAGCAAAGGCAACCTAACTTGGGCTACCGTATTGGCGTGGGACACAACATCAGGGGGCAACGCAGATGACCGAACCGACAGAAATCTCAAAAATTTTTGGAGCGAGCCTGATTGGGAGTAGTCCCAATGCGGATAAACAAACAGGTGACCGATCAAACAGACGTATTCCCGTAGAAAAGGCAGACCTTCCGCGATTTCGCGAGTGTATGCGATACCTGCGGAGCATGTGGCAATTGCCCGAAATCACAGAGGACGACGGACACGCATACGGTGGCCTTGTTTCAGATATTGGTATAGACAAATTCGAGTACGCCTTAAAGAGCTACGCACGGGACACAACAATAGAACACGGACGTCAACGATGTGTAATAAAACCCACCGTTACACGTCTCTTTGTGCAACACAGGGAAATACAGGAGCGAGCAGACAGGGAACAACAACGACAGGAATCACAGAAAAAAAGCGCGTCATGGCAACAGCAGTCTACAAGTCCTGAGCAGAGCAAAGTTTGGCTTGAGAGAATCAGGCGAAACCAAGAGAACGCTTTGAGGATTAAGCGATCTATACAGAGCAAATACAATCTCAAATCTAACGATAACCGCTTGCACAACATCAGCAATGAAGTGTTTAAAATTGCACAAAATGAAAAATGTAATGAGGGTTGGCATGAGGTTGACGTAAATCGCTATATGGAGTTAGCAGAAGGCATTGCACCAAAACACCTCAAGGAGAGAAATAATGACAGCGATTAGCTCAAAAAAAGCAATATTTGATTTCCTAAAAAATGCAAGCAGAGACGATTTGATTGGATTGATAAAACAGAACGGAACCCCAACAGAGGCATCGCGTGCGCTTGGCGTAGATCATAAAGTATTTCTACGATATGCCGAAAAAAATCGCATTAAAACAAAACGACAGTCAACAGAAAATAAAGGCTATACGGTTTACTGCAAGAGTCAATACTGCATGAACAGACCTGCATCATCAACAGGAGTTTGCTTTGACTGCTACGCAAGACAGGCGCGAGGTGAATTATGCAATTAGGAGTAGATACGGAATTGGGCAAGGAGCGAATACGCGCACAGACGCAGGTAATTAATAGGATTGCGAAGGCGTCACAGGCTACGTCAGTGTATGAAATACCGACAAAAACGTCGAGAGTAGACGGGCTGATACATGTTGGTGACAGATTGTATGTCGTCGAAATCAAGACGAGGAATAGCAAAATAACTTTCTGTGAAAACGGGCTACAGATATACGACAGGGTTGGAAGCCCTGACAATTATAATTACGTCGAACGAAATGCGTATATGATAAGCGACAGTAAAATTGCACAGGGTCAGCAGGTCGCAGAATTGCTATCTGCTCAATTTTTTGTTTTTGTGTATGCGCTACACTCCGACAACATAGCCTACATCAATGCGACAAAACTGCGAGCGAATTACGACTACGAAACAAGGTTGATAACAACAACACAACCCTACACGCAAGGACAGGAGACTGACCTGATGGCTATGTTGCCCTTGAACAAGATGAAAATATTAAAAGAAAAAAAATAAAAAAAACTCTTGACATCCTGTTTCATATCGTTATATTAGTTATAGAAATTGAAAAACACACCACAATCTAACAGGAGATTTAAAATGTCAAACTTAGTCAACAGCAGAACAGGCTACCACGATTCGCACGAAGCCATCAAAGCGCAACGCAATGACGACAGCAACGCACTTAATCATCAGGTGGCCTTGTTTTATCCAAGCGAATTAGGATTTGTTGAACAAATCAAGACAATGATTGACGAAGGATGTGTTATTTGCAGAAACAACGAAGGCGAAAAGGTCGAGGAATGGGCAGTTACAGCAGAAATCGACGAAACGCCCGACGGCCATCTTTTCATCGAAATTACACAGGATATAACAGACGACTACGACGATGACGATATTTATGTAAATTGGGGTATGACGGGCGAACACATAGGCGACCTGTTTGAAAATGTAGTAGAACGCAAAGACGACCTTTTGGTAAACCTTGGCCTCATCAATATCATTAAAAACATCAACACAGAAAAAAACGGATAACACAACGAAGGGAGAGGGGATTCGCTCCTCTCCCTCACACCACACAGTAAGGAGAGCTATTATGATAGATTCACGGACAGTAAACATCAGCACAGACGAACGGCCAAGCGGAACTCCTCGCATGGTTAGCAAAGAGGTATCCTCTGACGTTTTAGAAAACAAGAATCATACGAAGGTAGGCGAAGCAGGTAGAGATATAGGCAACAGCACAATGATGGGCAAGAACGAGGTAGAGTATAATGACCTGTCGCAAATTCCTGTCCCTGAAGACACTTCGTCATATACGGCAGTTCCTCATCAGGATTTTGTCATGTCGATGTACAAACATGCGGATAATTTGCTTGCGCCAAAAGGTTTTAAATTTGATGGCGAACGATATGTAACAGACGCAAACGGCAACCGATTGTTTTTCGTTCACCATTACAAAAATGGCGATACGGGAATGAATATGGCTATGGGTTGTAGAAATTCTTATGACAAGTCGATGAAGGCTTCCATAGCGTTTGGAGCGCGAGTTTTTGTCTGCGACAATATGCTGATCACAGGCGACATTAATATTATGCGCTCGCATCGTGGAAATGCCATTGAATATCTAAACGAGCAAATTGTGCTATCAATGTATAAAGCATCAGACTCTTGGGATGACACGCGCAGAGATCGTGACGCTATGGCCTCTTACGAGATGGACGAAGATGATGGTTTCGCGTTGATGGGTCTACTGAAAAGTCATACACGCAGGGAAAAGGAGAGCAGTAGGCGCATATTGACAAGCGAAAAGGAATGGAAATCTGTCGAGGATTATTGGGTAGAGCCACAGCACGAATACGAGGGTGGAAACCGAACTCTGTGGGCATGGTATAACTCTTTTACGTTTCAATTTCGCGACCTCAGGCCACAAGAGCAATTACAGAAACATGCCTCTTTGCACCGATTCGCGACGTCTGCAATCAAGGGGTTCAACGGTTCAGGCAGGGCAAGAGATTTATTGGGACAGTTGCAACAGATTGACCCCACAGAATGGGCAGAGGATACAGCAAACAGCCTACAGAGCAACCTATCTGATGTGTTAGGGCAATCAGCCTAAACATCACACTGAGAACGGGAGAAGGGAAAATAGGCGTCCCTTCTCCTACTCAAAAAAAAGACTTGACTTATTGTTTCGTATTGATATATTAGGATCACCATTTATACAACACACCACACAGAAACAGGAGAAATATAATGTCAAAAAAAACAGATTGGAACAACCTTATCGACCACGCAATGATAGTAATTACAGTTGTGTCATTAATGGCATACGCATTATATTAGCAGAGGCCGAGGGAAGGGAAGACCTTTGGCCTACGAGGTAGGACAGGGTCAGCACAGATTAATGTTGAGCGGAAATGCCGTTCGCATAGGTTACTGCAACAAAAAAACATTCAGTTTCTATTGGAGTAACAGGGGTAAACTGTGCTGACCCTTTATAAACACCATAACAAATAGGAGAAGGAAAATGAACATACCTAACGATGGACAAGAAATAGCAGACGATTTTGACATGCAAAAGGCCGAACGTGCGATGGAAAAGGTTCGCAAACTGCAAGAAATGAAAGAAGAAATCTTAGAACATGGAAAAAGAGAAATATTGCGCATACAGGCTTGGGTAGACAGAGAGGTAGAAAAGAAAAACAATAGTCAGCGATTCCACCGACAAAATTTAATAACATTCTTGGGTCGCAAGGGTAGGAAAACAATTAAATTAGTCAACGGAGTAGTCAAGGAAGCAAAAGGCCGACAGCGCATAGAAATACTTGACGAAGAAGCGATAGACGAAAAATTTATGACAACAAAGACAACAAAAACGCCCGACAAAAAACTTATTTTGCAACACATAAAGGCATGCGGAGAGATACCTGAAGGGACAGACATGATACAGGGAGAAAAAACTTATACAGTACACGCATACACGAAGAAAAGTGAGCCTGAGTTTTTTGTCACTGACGGAGATGAATCTAAATCTGAAAAACGAGCGGACGCCACTGCCTATGAAGTAGAACTGATAGAAGAAAGAATTTACAATAAATGAAAACAATGAAAGCAATTATACAGGGCAATCAGTTTTGCGCGTTTCTCATTTTGGCGCAAGGGTGACCACATATTCACCTCTCCTACTGAAAACGACTACTGCGCATACGTGATTAGTGTCATTAATTTTGACAGCGGATTAAACAAGTGAACTCCGTTGCCGTCACTGTAAACTGCAAAGAAATATAGCTTTGTTGGTAGCGTGTCTGTATAATTGGTTTTTTTAACCCTACAAAATTAGTGGTTTTTTACTTTTTTTGCTTTTTTTTAAAAAAAACTCAAAAAAACACTTGACTTATGTTTCGATTTGTTTTATTATTAGTTATAGAAATTAAAACACACCACAATAATACAGGAGATACAAAATGACAAACTCAGCGAAACACTTCAGCACATCAAGAGAATTAGCTGACGCAAACACAATGATCAGAAGGTTTATGTACGAAGGAAAAAACAACCCTCTTTTTCACGGTGACGTTACGGTTAGCGTCATCAATGGTGAGAATGTTTACGTAGTCGAAGATCGCGAAAATTTTGATTGGTTTCGCAACAGCGATGATTTCGACAACATACTGATCACGATTGACGGAATAGAAGTTACGGAAGCAGAATATGAAAATTACATCCACAACGACGCCTATGGCGAAACGCTTATAAAGATGATCGCAGACAGAAAAAACGGGTTTGGAATCTGTCGAAGGCTACATATAGCGTAAATTTTAAAAAAGAGGAGAGGGGTTTTGGCCTTCTCTCCTCTTATCTTACCAATGCCTTATAGCGTTACTGACTATAGCAACAATAGCAATTAGATTTGCGACAGCATAAAACAACCGAAAATAGCAACAGGTATCAGCAGTATTACTATCCTCGTCGCACTTGCACCCTAAAGCCTTGCAGAGAGTTCTCAATCGTCTATAAAGAGAAACCGCAAAGACAACTGAGCATCAATCAATCGCTTTATTTGCATCCGCTTGAATGTTCTCTCCTCTTGATCTATTGCCTCTAATCCACAGACAGACGACAGAGCATTACTGAGTGAATGTGCAAACATGCTAACATCAGAAGCATCCTCCTGTTGTATCTCAATTAATGCGCCCTCTTCTTGTCCGTGTTCCATCTATATTATTTCTTTAACCTTGTCACGAAACTCTGTGGCCTCTTTTGCGAGCGACACTACGGATTGACCAAACGTCTCCATCTCCTCAGGTGTCAACTGATTATCAGAATAAACCAACTCCCACTGCTCTCCCACCTCGCGCAATTTTTCGATCACGTCATTTAGCTCGTCAAATGCCGTACGAGCTTTTTTTATCGTATTAGCTTTTGCAATAACTCCTCCGACGCCACCGACGCCAATCGCACCTGCCACTGCTGTCGCCCATCCAAAATCCATTATGTTAATCTCCTTGGTGATATTTTCACTCCGTATGTTCTTGCCTTTTTTTCTTTGCCTCTACGTAATACCCTTTCAAAATCTATCCAAACTCCACCCTGTGGTCGAGGTGAAAGCCCTTTTTCAGCCCACCATCCTTCGCCTGTATACTCGTTTTTATATGTTGGCAACTGAATATGCCACTGTGTGTCCTGATATTCTTTCCCCCATGTACTTATTCGCTCTCTACGCAGTTCCATCATCCAAGACTCATGTATGTGTCCACTAACTACAATGTCAGCGTCAGGAAGATAAACAGCGCGTCTTGAAGTCTGTATAGTTCCTTTGGTAACAGCACCGCCTCCACCGCTTCCGTGTGTATAGGCAATTTTTATCGTTGCGTCAGGAACCGTTGAACTATCTCGCATTATCGTCGAATATAACACCCAACCGCTGTAAGGCATTTTTACTATTTTGGTTTTGGTTTTATCCTCTAATCTGTCAATACAAAGCGATATTAGGTCAACCTCTGCAAACCTTAGTATGGACGTTTCGTGGTTACCTGACGCCCAACCTGCAATATTCTGCGCAAACGGAGTCAAAAATTCTACCGTATCTGCAACAAGCGCATTAAGATAATCGTCTCGCGCAAGCTCCTTCCTTGTCGCGCCCTTGCTTCCGCGAGGGTCGCGCTTACCTTGCATAGCGTCAAACCAATCACCGCAAAAAAATATGCTCGCGCCCTGATCTACAGCCTGTTGTAAATGAGAACGGAGCATATTTCTGTTGCAGTGTTCAGAATCAAAATGTTGATCCGAACACAACAACAACGAGCCTCTGCTACCACTGAGCATTGTCTCCCGTATCCTGAGAGCCTTTGACCCGATCTTTTCGTATTTAGGTTTCACTTTTTAACGTTTTTTTGTTTTTGTTTTTGGTTTTGGCTTGGTTTTATTTTTTTTCTTTTTCTTAAAGCCACCACCGTAACCGACACCTCTTGGCATTTTTTCCTCTTTCTGCTGAATGTTTAAATACGTTAGAACCCACGCGAGCATACGTTTTATTTTTTGTTTTCCTCCTTTGCTTGACTGTCGCCAATAATTTCGTTACACGCACCTATTGCTCCTTGAACGCGCAAAATGTTCGACCGAATTTCATTCACCTTAGCGTCAGCCTCGTTTAGCTCGTCTACTAACTTTTCAAGGGTCGTGTTATATTCATCGCGTTTTTGTTTTGCGTGTGGCTTAGTTCCGTCCGCTGTAGGAGTCTTGTCTGACATCGTTTTCCTCTTTCTGTGTAGGGTTTCATTTGTTATATAGTGTTTGCCTAACATTATGTCAATCACTACCTGCGTGTTTGTTTGTAAATTTCAGCAAAGAAAACTGTGCAGAGCCACAAAACAGTAGAATGCACAGCCTGATGCTTCCAAAAATCTTCCCATTCATGTCCACCAATCCAATACCCCGATATAGCGCATATTTCATAAATTATCGTTACTGTTATGCAAGCACCGCCACTCCACATGCCTGTAGCGTTTGCCTCATCTCGCGCCTTTTGGGATTTTGTCAGCGTTACTGTTTGCTTACGATAATGACTTGCCTCTTGACGACTACTATCGCGTTCGTGTTTGTATTGTCTTGCTGTTATGTTAGTATATTTTGACGTTTTTCGTAATGATTCAATCTCTTTAACAGCACGAAGATAAAGCCTTTGCATTTCATCGGCTGACCTTATCTTGTTTATCGGTGGGTATTTCGGCATCGTTTTCGTCCTCTTCATCGTGACCATTTGGGCCTTCGTCGGGCCTGAAAAAATCATCGCTGTCTAATTTTGGTAGAGGACGTTCAATGTTTTGTGACGAGAGAGCGGAATTTTCAAGGGCTAACTTTGTCCCTCCTGTAATTTTTCCGTCTCTGTATACGTAGAGGTAAAATACTGTTTTTGTTATACTGATACGAACTATTCTCGCAGGTCTGCCGTTCAGCAAAACCACATCATCTTCATCGTAGTCGTTGCCGTAAAAAATCAGAAGCCCTGTCGTTGCGTTTTCGATAACGCCTTTAAAGAAAAATAAAACAAACCCAACAAATAGCAACCAACTGTATTCGGCTATGAGCGCAGTTAGCCCACTCTGCTGTCCGAATGCGTTAAGTGCCTCAACTGCCTGTTCCGTTTCCACGGTTAATCAGCCCACGGAGCGACAGACATCACAGGCAACCTGCTCCCTGCTACAATATCGTTGACCATTTGTAGACGAACTTCTTCGTCTGCAATTAAGGCTTCTGCTGAATCTATGATTGATTGTGGAACCTCTGTAAGGGCAACAAAGGCTACAAGGTCTTCTGCGCTTGCTATTGTTGACGGGTCGTTAGAGTAAAATATTGCTGACCGACTTGTCGTTCCACCCGACTCCTCATCCTCAGCGTGTAGTTCTCCATGCACACTCACCAAATAATTTGCGTATTCGCTGTCATCACCCAATGTTACCGTTTGAACTGTAACCTGATTGCTAATTGTATACGAAAAATTTACCGTCATAATTACTCTCCGATTGTTGGGGGTGACTCAGGGAAGGAATCCGTGGACGGCCAATCTCTGAGGGTTTGCCTGTAAGCCATAACAGCATCTCGCCTCGGGTGATCGGTAATGGAAACAATAGCGTCTGTTTTTGACAACTCCTCATCTCTCCACATGCGAGCATTGTTTTCGATGGCTCCCTGCGATAATGGTGGTGGCTCAACTAATTCATAGCTCTCTATCCCATGCACCCCCTCTAATTGCATTTCCTCAAGAACCTCTTCGCGAGCATTAACTCGGTGCGTTCTGCCGTCGTCGTATGTAATTAAATATACTGCCATTTATTTTTCTCCATTGATTAAGATATTGCTATAGGAAACAGTAAAATTGCGCCCGTGCCTCCGCAACCCGAAAACGCTTCTGTCACCGCTCTGACTGCTCCTCCACCACCGCCCAATGTGCCGTGAGAACCATAAGCATAACCTGCTGTTGTCCAAAGTCCGTTGCCACCACTGAACGGTGGCGCATTGTAACTCTTAGAATTGTTACTCCAAATAACATCTTTGCCTGATAGCATATATGGTTGCACCCCTGCCATCTGTGCTGAGACTCCTACGTCATACGTATCGGACGTCAGTGCCGATGTGTTGTAGTTAGAATATCCACGGAAATCTGATGCCGTTACGCTGTAAATGTCGGGAAATGGCGCACCTGCAACGTATCCCGTTAGGTAGCCGTTTCTGAGGTCTGTTGCAGACACAGATTCGGGTGCGCCTGACAAGTTTCCACCGTCTGCCCAATCTGAGGCAGTGGCCTCCGTGGAGCCTGTCAATCCCTCGTCGTACAACCCCACCGCACCACCGCCCGTGACCTTGTTTGGGCCTGTCGTCGCTTTGCTACGTCCACCGAGTATATTTGCGATGTTGCCCCCTGTGGGCGTCGCGCATTGGGTAGCCTGTGGCGCACCTCCACTAACTCCACCTGTTCCACCTGCTTTGCCGAGTGTGCCTGTCATAGTAGCGATATCAGACCCACTAAAAACCGTGTCTTGTCCGTCATTCCCTGCAACAACGCCACTGCCCCCGACGTACGTACCTCCATTGCCCACAGTGCAAGTATAGTTGGTGCCACTGCTCAAAAATAAACGACTAATTGCTGTACCACCTGCAGAACCTCCTGATGCGGAACCCGAAGAACCGCCTGAACCTACAGCACCGCCACTGCCCCCTGCGCCTATAACATACGCATAGCATTCCAAATTGAACGGTAGTGTAAGTGTGCGCGTCTCTGTAATAAGGATGTTTGGTAACCCCTCGGTTCCACCCCGTTGACCTAATATTGGCATTTTATTTTGTCCTTAAATTGATGTCCACCCAATCGTGGAATTTACGTACACAAGTTGTACGCTGTTGTCTTGGAAAAGTGTTCCATCTGCCGAAAGCGAGTCAATTTTTTGGGAATTACGTCCAATCGTGACGGTTCCACTACCGCAGTTCTTGATAACAACCGTATTACCTGCGGACGGAGAACTCGGCAATGTGATTGTAAAAGCGGAGCTACTGTTCGCGATTAACTGATCTTTAGAGCTTGCCGTATATGTCCCCGTCTTGACCGCCCAATCGTTGTATGCTCCCCCTGCTCCACCTGTAGCAGTATCAACATAGTCCTTGACAGATGCGCTCGTTGGAATAGTTGTGTCATTGTCATTTGAACTGATGCCTTCCGATTCGATCACCAACGTCCCTGCGTCAATCATGCTCGTTGTGATAATTGCGTTGCCTTGATGAGGGATTTCTCGGAATGCCGAAGAAACGTAGAATTTTATTTTATCATCAGAACCCACATAAAACCCTGTAGACCTTCGGCTATTCCACAATATCGTGTTAGAGCTTGCCGTTGACGTAAGGTATCCATTAAGCGTCGTTGATCCCCCTGCCGTCGTAGACATAGCCACGGCAGGAATTTCGCTTGCTCCTGTATAATTGATAAAATTGTGGTAATTTGTTGCTGTTGACTCTTGCGACGTATAAACCGCTTTTATTCCGTGAACAAAGTTGTCAGTATCGTCAGGGTCGGTAAGCAGTTGCTGTAGTGTCCACCGATTCGCATCAGCCGAATTACGAGATATGTCTAACCTCGTTTTGCTTGTCGTTTCGCCTACCGTCCACCGTTGGCCAAGCGATCCATATGTGTACGTATTTGTTGCCATTTATCCTCGTTATTGTCCGCAGTATGAATAATTTGAGTATGTATTTAAATTTACAATTCTACCGTTTGGAAAAGTTGCGTATCCTGTGTCTGCGTTGCCCCCCTGAACTGATCCCTGCTGTTTGTATGTGTGAGGCATTTCGTGTAGTCGAACCTTGACAAATGGACTGTCAGGAGTCATTGGCGTTAAACCCATCACAATGAATTTGTGTTTCAACAGCGACAACGTTGCACCGCTACCGTGAGCTATAGCCTCAGTATTGTAATTGCCTCGCGAAACCACAATAGCACTACCTGATGGAACGCCCGTTACTACGAGAGCCTCAGGTTGTCCCGAACCCAATCCTGACGGTTTTATCATAAGGACATCACCGATTGCAAATATATTAGAATCTGCTACAGTTACAGATGTTGCCGAAGTACTTAGACTGTTTCCTGTGACCCCCTTACTGATTGCACGTAACGATGGGCGCAACATCGGGTGATCCAACACTACTACGTCTCCAAGCTGTAGGTTACAATGCGTGTGAAATACTTCTATTTCTACCTCGTCTCTCGGGGTTGCATACCAATCTATCAAATGTTCGACAAAAAGTTTTGCCGTTGCAGTGTCGCGAATAAGTTTACTTTGATAACTACTGTCTCCAACATTAAAGGCCGTCATTCTGTGTGGTGTGCGCCCGTTCAACGTTGCTGTTGTTTTGTAGTTTAGCTGACTAACAATAGAGTCGCCATTGACATTTGGCCCAATGTAATAATTTATTGTAGTCGCACTGTTAACAACACTCCCTGATAATGGCTCTATGGTAATCTGCGTGTCGGAGTCTACGGATTTTACTTTATAGCTCGTATCGCCCTCTATGTAAACCATTTCTCCGACAACAATCCCATCTGAGCTAAACGACGCATTGCTATCCGTCAGTGTCCCTGTCCCTGCTGTGCCTCCTACAACCGATCCGTCATTGCTTGTCACACGACTACGACCCGATGCAATTTCTACTGACTTATATTGATCTGACGCAGGGTTTTTTTGATACGAAACAGCAATCTCATTTAGTGCCTCAGAAATCGGGATCGGTTTAGTGCGAATAGAATAATCCCATTTTGACGGATTTCCCGTGTCGCCCCTAACAGGACAGTCCCAATCAGCAGAGATTAGCGCATTAGGTGTGCGCGTCTTGTCCATAGCTGAAACTGACCAACCGCCCTCTTCAGGGAAAAGATGTAAACCTGCTTGAAAGCAGAAATCTTCAATCCATGTCGCGTCTACCTGTTCCGTAATTGCAAAATCGAACTTCCAATCGGTTCTGCTTGTAGCTGTTGCTGACCACCCGTTTTTAATGCTTGCCGTCGGTAGGTTTAGGCCGAATTTGTGACGCATAATAGCCTGAAGTATATGGACAGGGTTACGCAACAAAACACCATTACTTGAAATAACACTACCGTCTCTATATTGAGTCGCTGTATCAGTAAAACCCTGACCCTCAACAAATATCTGTGGTGCATCGTTTTGAAACGCAAGCATGTCTGAAAAAACAGCAATTAATTCTATGTCGCCAATCACACAGGCATCTGCGTCACTCGCTTGGGTTCCAACAATTTTTACATTGAGCAATGCAAACTCCCAATCAGCAAAATCAGAGGCAGTTAGAGTTATGTCTTGAAAATCCCCTGACCCCTGTAATGTTGTTGCGCCTCCAATCGCTGTCGTATCGTTGTATAGATTTAGCGTCCCTTGGCCGTTTGATCTGTATACACGTAACGTAAGGCTTGAAAGTTCACCGATTTTTGTGACCGTTGAAAGATAAACCCACAACGTGTCTGAACTTGTTAGCCTTACATTGCTTCCCGAATCACCGTTTGCCGTGTTATACCAATCAGTTTGATCGTTTCCTGATTTTGTGCGAGATGGCCGTAATATTAACGAACGTAGTGGAGAACTGACCCCGACTCGCGACTCAGACGCACTCCCACCTGAAGGGATTCCTGTATTTGCGCCTGTATTGCTCGGAGAATTGACTTTTGCGAATGCGTTGGCCTGTTCATACCATTGATACGTTGAGCCTGTAGTCGTTGAGTTAAACGGCCGTACGCCCTCTATTGCAAATTTATCTACCATCAAAATCGGCATCAATGCGACATCGCTGTCCGATCTGTCGTGAGGCCCATCCTCAAGTTTGCCAAACGCAAGCGGAACAGGCTTACCGAAATCATAAGCAAATGGATATTTTATAGGCTCTGACAGGAGCGACGGAAATGGCTGTATTTGATTACGCGAATTGTCTTTGATGTTTATCGTCCAAACGTTGTTCGCGTTTTGGTGCGTATCAACAACCCCCCGAAACAATTCTAATCGGTCATTGTATACCTGAGAACCATCAACAAAAACCATGTAAAAACGAAACTCGTCATTTTGTATTAAATAGGAATCAGTGAGGTCAGATATCAATTCTTCGTTACGAACTCTTAGCGTTGCACCTGCAACAGAGGCAAGACCCCCTCGCGTACGTAGGCTTGCCATTCCTAATGATATTGAACCCCGTTGTGGAAGCGAATCAGCGTAAGTGTAGGCAGTTCCACCGTCATTGATAGTTATAGCCCGTGAGCCATACAAAACACTAAGAGCGGAGCCTGTGTATTGGTCTATTTCTGCTTCAACCAACCAAGCTACAGAAACCCCGTTGTCAAACCTATTATTATTTTGCTGTGTCGTTGTTGTTTTCATGTATTATGTATATGCTAATTGTATGTCAACCTGCCAAGAGTCGTAGTCTACTGACTTAGCGTTCTCTAAGCCACCCATGTAATACGTGTTCGCCTGTGCGTTTCCTTCATGATCCGTGTAGGTAAAAGGTAATTGGGTTCCTTTGACCGTTGTATTGATAAATGTTTTCAACGCATTGTATTTTGTTTCAGACAGATACGACCAATGTAAAATAGGGTTACTGATCGTTGTCGTGCTTCGTGTTATAGAAACCACACGACCACCCATCGCCCTCGCTCGTTTTTGTATTAGGTTTTCGTTAACCTCTTCAGGGTGATCAGGCGCAGGTAGTGTTGCTGTTGTTGAACTATATACAAATGTTACGTCTGCCATATTTTTATCCTATCGCTCTGTCCGCTATAGCGTCCTCTACTGCCGAAATGATTTGACCTCGTATTCCTGTTGCTGTGAAATCTATGAACTGACTCAAATCTACAACTACAGTATCGAATGAATTTGCAAAATCGTTAATTGCGTTGTTGTATATTGGTTGTGCTGTATTCATTGCTCCACGCACATTCTCAGGGTTAGCCGTATATTCTACAGAGCTTGGATTTTGCCCCATTCCATCCGCTCCACCTGCTCCACCTGTTCCACCTGCTCCACCACCGCGACCTGCAAGATCGGACGACCTGCCGATGGATTCGATTTGCGCCTGAAAACGACTCATAACCTGTTGTTGTAGGTAGACGTCGCCACCTGCTAAACGCATGTCGCGCTGTAAATCTGTTCGCGCCTGTATCGCTTCGCCTTGAAAGCGTAGCCTCGCAACTTTGCTCTCTGTTTCAGTTAATGCCTTAGATGCTCTCGTTGTTCGCTCTATACTTGACGACAATCCTTCAAAGGCATCCATCCCTGCTAACGCTTCGGTTGCTACGTCTACCCAACTTGCGTCCGCACCAAAAAAGGTTTTTATACGTTCCGTGAACTGACCAAGATCACCAAATGTATTAATTATTATTTGGTCGAGTTGCCGAGAGTCAAGTATCTGTTCTGCCCTCCCCGTTCCCTGTAGTCTCTGTATCTCTCCTATGTCACGAATTTTTTGACTTGAACCACGAGGACGAACAAAACGTCCTTTTTCGTCCCGTTCGACACCGACATCACCTACCGCACCATAAAACGCTTCTACCGCTCCTTGTTGCTGTACTATTTTAGCCTCTTCTATGCTGATACCCCTTTGGCTTGCCACATTGGCAAGTGTGTCTATATCCATAAATCTTGCAAGAATAGCATTAAACAACACCTCAAACGGGTCTGTCAATGCGTCAACCGTACCTGCAAACGCAGGGTTATTTTTCAAGGCTTGCTCGTTTGCGCCTTCGGCCAAATCTCTGACTTTTTTGTTCAACTCTGCCATAGCTGAATTCGCATCACCTGCGCTACCTGTTAAAGTTGAAAATATGTCGTTAGCTGTTTCAAAGACCGCAATTCCTTTTTCTATTGGATTACCCGAAGCAAAAGCATTAGCTAATCTGTTAATTTGACCTGCGAATTTCCCCATTTCAGGAGAGAACTTAGCGAGCGCGTTTGTGACTGTATTAGTAATCAGAGCAGTCCCTCGCGCTTGCTCTTGCTCTTCTATTGCCAACTCACGCAACATCTCTGCGTTATCTTTTCTCGCCTTTACTGTAAGCTCGCGCTCTTCTTTTAATTTGTTTCTAAGGTCTATTCTGTGGAGATTGTCGAAATGTTTGCGTGTTTCGGTTTGTTCTTTTGTTCTTTTTTTAAAAGCATCGTTTGACTCTTTTAAAAATGCGTCATAATCAAATGCGCCTTCCGACCGACGAGAAAAAGCTCGCGTAACATCAGATTGACGATAACCTGCTCTTTGATTTTCTACTCTCCCCCTTCCCATAAAATCTATATTTCTTTGTTGATCAATATAGCTACGCTGTGCCATTCGTTGCGCCCTGCGTTCCCTTAAAAAATCTTCTGAGCTTGGGCCAAATGATTCAAAGTTTGCTTCTTCAACCCGTTCCGCAATACGCTGATTTCTTGTACTTACGTAATCTTGTGCTGTTCTACTTCCAACACGACCACGGGCATTCGGGTTTCCAAACAAAGGGTCAGATTCTAAGGGGTCTCTTTCTTGCATAGCCTTAGAAGCCTTGTCTAATAAATCTGCTAAGTTGCTTATTACTAAAGCTAAGTTGCTTGTAATACCTGTAGCCTCATCTAAAGCACCTGCAAAGGTCACTGCAGAGTTTCCCAACTGAACAAAAGATTGATCAACGGTGATTTGCGTCTTTGCCACCTCTTCGCGTATTACCTTTTGTTGCGATTGTATAGCTTTTATTATTGCTTGGCTTGTGATTTTACCTTCCTGTCCAAGCTCTCTAAGTTTACCGATTCCTATCCCCATACCATCGGCAAGAGCGCGAGCAAGTCTTGGCGTCTGCTCCATTACTGAGTTCAATTCTTCGCCTCGTAACGTACCCGATGCCATACCTTGACCTAATTGAACGAGAGCCGAATTTGCGGATTCAGCAGAGGAACCACTAATCAATATTGCCTGATTAATTGTTTCTGTAACGCCCAAAAGAGCCGTCTGAGACAATCCAAGGTCGCCCGATACACGCGCAAGCCTTGAGTATAGTTCTGTTGTTCCCTCTAATCCTGTTCGCGTTCTCTGAGATATTCCAAGCAATCCCTCTTGTACGCTTTTTAATTCTCTTGAACTGTTCGTTACAAGGCGTAGTCTATTTTCTAATCTTGTTGCCGTGTCAGCCATCTTAACAAACTGTTGCGCAACAAGACCTGCACCGATTCCAACAAAAGCACCCTTAAGCGACATTGCGCTCTTGCGTAACCTTTGAAATGTTGTTTCGGTTTTTTTGCCTTTTCTTGACGCATCTTCAAACTCGTCGCCTAATTGATCTACTTCTCGTTGCGCCCTATCAAAAGTTTCAGCCATACCCATCGTTGCACGTTTTAATTCGTCCAACGTTCTCGACATTTTTTTGACAGGCATTGAGACATTGTCTTTTACGTCTATTCTTAATGTTCTTGTATCAGCGACCATTTTTTTTCGCTTTCGCTTGCGCTTGCTTTGTTTCCATTTTTTTGTTCTGAAATTCTAAATAAACATTGTCTATTGATTTTATAATTGAAAAAAAACGTTCAAATTCATCAAAGTCATTTATGCCGTAACGAATTGCATAATTGTTGATCGTGTCGAACGGTATCGGTAGAGGGACGCTTCCAAACCCTCCCGAAGCGTAAGGTCGAGAGAATGAGAGGATTTGAAATGCGTCTAATATCCACGCATTGTCTGCGTAAGGTGTCGGTGCGTCATCAAGAGCTTTTTTTATTGCAGGGGTTTCCTGACCACGTTCTCTTTTTCGCCTGAGTCGCTCAATATGTGGCGACCACTCTAACTGCCACCTGATGACGTCTGCGAGTTTTTTGAGCTATCCTCAATATCTGATGCCCTAAAGTTAGTAAGGTCATTAGCAACAAGCAAGACATCCTCACGAAAGTCTTTTAGTTCATTTAGTAATTTTTCTGCATTTTTAGAACTGTATTTAATCGGCTTCCCATCATACTCTATCCCCTCCCAATCAACTAAAACTGTTTCGGCAATACACTTAGTTACAATATCCGTTTGTATTTCTTCGCTGATTGTTCCCCTATCCCTTGCGTGACGGTGTGGTTTCATTAACGCTTGCGCCCTGCGTTGATAGTTATTGTTTCCAACGCGAGCAATTTTCAGTTTTGCTCCGTCACCCCAATCTATCCACGCTCCGTTATCTTCCGCTTCTTCGTCCGTCTTGTATTTCTTAGCTAAATCCATTTTACCTCGTTTGTAAGGGTTGTAAGGGTTGTAGGGTTTTAGTTGCTCCACTTTACACGATCAGCCCAATATGCGCCTGACATTTTGCCCTTTGCGATATTTTTTGCATGACGTGCTTTAAATGAAGCCCTGCGTGATTTGTCTGTCTTTGTTTCGTTCCTCTTTGGTGGTGAACCTGATTTACCTTGCTGACCAAATCGAATCAATTTTACCTCATCTCCATCTTTAGCGAGGACAACGTGAGATTTAGTCGGGTGATTTGGTGTGCGTTTTGGCTTATTAAAACCTTCTAAATTATTTTTTTTCAGTCTTGCGTCTTTAGCCATACTTTCTCCATAAAGTGAGTGAGGTGCGCCCCTACCTCGCACCCCACTCGTGGTTAACCACCTATTTTTTGTAGGGACGGTTATTACGCTATAACTCTTGACACTACTATAGTTTTTTCTACGCCCCCGACAGACGTCGCAGGTTCAGCGGAAAAATCAAATGATAGCATAATGTCTGTGTCTACTCCACCGTTTGTCGCAGGTTCAGCAGTCAACGCGCACGAAGGCATTTCAAAACAATACCTGTCGCTGTTTTGCATGTTCAACGTAAACGCGATAGGCTGTTTGGTGAAATTCTGTAAATCAAGATCAAGGTCATCATATGTAGAAGCATCAAGATACACAGAAAAACTACCTGTTACATCTACTGCGCCCTGTGGCATCCTTGTAGCTTTTAATGACCCCAACCCCTTCGCAGGTCTGTTAGGTGTGGAGATGTTAATTGACAAATCCATGACATCGTAAGATACCGTGGTATTGTTAATTATAAGCGATTCAAATCCGTCTACCTCTGAAACTACATCCTGATCATAGGCATCAGTTACGGAGCCATTCCCTTGTCCACTTGATGCTTGATACCTGTCCTTTGCGTCAAAAGCAACGTTACCCGTTATGATGCCTGACGGAGTTTGGGACAAGCTAAAAGTGTTGACCCTCGCGCCTAACATTGCGTGATATTTGTTGGTCAGGTCTTGGTATTGTTGCTGTAAGCCGTAACTGTCGCTTGCTGTTCCGTTGGAAATCGACACCCCTTTAACAGTAACAGTATCACCTGCCGATTCAGTTGTCATTCCACCGTTATTACTAACAGTGAAACCTGCCCCCGAACCCGTTATAGTGGCAACGCGCTTCCACCCGTTATTGCCTGACTCTGTAAAACCATCCACATACACCCAAGAACCAACGGGTACGCTTGAGAATGGCGTACCGCTCGCTATTGATATGGTTGTCGAATTAGCTGAAATAGTTGTTTCTGATACAGCCAACTGAGTTCCCCAAGCGGATGAACGCATTGCGCTCTTTAAAAACTCATCGTAATTCTGTGCCGAAAATTCAAAATCAAATGACGCTGTCGGTGAAATCCCGACCCTCTTCATGTCTGCCTGTTGAGCGTCGTCACGTATTTGAGAGGAGCGCACCGTATTTATGCCTGTTGCAAAACTTCCTCCCGTTATAGGAAAAGCTCTGAACGCTGACGAAGGTAGCACTCCAAACGAACTTTCGGCAAGATACGACACCTGTATCCTGTTTGCATCTGCCATATTTATTTATTCACTTTCTTAGTTTTTGTTAGCTGTCGTACCTAAACGGCACGTCAACGTTTACCTGATAATATGGTTCTTCATTCTCGCGCCCAATCGGAATAACCGAACCTGCCTGTAAAACAACTCCGCTAACAGTGACACCTCTAAAAATGGTGGCAATGTCATCGGCTACTGCTAAACCCATCTCTGCGCCCTCCTCGGTTGGCGTAAATATTTGAACCGTAATTACGCCTACCTGCCTCCAACGAGGACTCGCCCCGTTGATGGATATTTGATTTTGTTCTCCCCCTAAAACCGTTATCCGCGCCCATGCCTGATGGCTCGCAGGGTTAAACGAAACAGATGGGTCAAACTCTATATTAGGCCACGCTACAGGAACGTTTGGCCTAACTGAATCCATTTGTGCCTTAAATCGTGTTAAAATTGTATTAAATGCCGTACGAAACGCCATATTATTCTGTTGCCTCTATTTCAGCTAATGTCAATGCAACCATTCCACGAGGAGCCTGTTTGCTATGTCCACGCTCTAATCTACCTATGTAAGGCAGATTGTTTGTAATGTATATATCTTCACCTAATTTTATTGTCTTTAAGGTTCTATTTCCATCAGCAACCGCTGTGTTATTTGTTGTTTTCTTTACATCTGTTTTCGGGATGTTGATCGACAACTGCCAATTTGCTCTCGCCCTGCCCGTATCGACAGGAGTTTTTAAAACAACACCACGAAGCACTTTTAAGCCAATAAGACGCTTTTTCTTAGTGACCGCTTCAAGCGTATCGCCCCTGAAATTGTCAAGGCTCACATTAAAATTTTTAGCGTTCAAGCTGTTTTTGTATTTAGTCATTACGCAGAATAACCTCGCGTATGTAGCGTGTAGATAACATCAACGTTTTTCGCTCTTGTTGTTTCAACTGATTCAATTCTCAAGTCTTTACTTCCGTCCGTTATTAGATCGCCTACGTTTGGCTCTCCACCCGTCATCCCTGAAGAGGCGACTATATACCGCCTGTCCTGTTGTAGCACAACATTCCCGTCACGCTCGCTTGTTTCAAAATCGTCGAGTATTCCGTTTAACGTTTGGGTTGATGTGCTACTTGAGCTTTTCTTCCAAGGCTCAGAACCGCTTACTGACACCGTTTTGCGTGTTAGTATAAAAGTCGTTCCGCTTTTTTTTATTGCATTCAATGCGTTTGTTGCAATCTTCGTCGCGTTCATTTGCTTTTTCGTCTTTTAGCTTTTTTCTTTTTTGCTGTTTTTGCCGACTCTGCAAACGCTTTAGCAGATGGTGCGCTTTTGCTGTTTTTTCTGCGCATTTTTTCACCGCTACCTTCGGCTATTCTTTTACGTTTAGCGTGTATATTTGCATACAAGCCTCTCGGCTTTTTCTTTGCCATTTCCTATGCTCTGTCTAACGTTGTAGTAGTACCTTTAAATGTTCCAAGCCCTCTGACCATACGTATCAAAATTGGAAGTGTAGCTTCAGCAGGTGCGCTATTGAAATACTCTGTGACAATAGGGCCAACCTGTTCCTTTTTGACGTCTCCACCTCTATCATATGAAGCATTGAGCGCGTTATTAACATGATATAATGCAAGCTCGCACTGCGCGTATTTTATTTGTGTAGGTATGACATCAAAATCATAATATCTTTCATCATCGTCGGTTGCTCCATCGCGAGGCCACGCCAACGCTTGCGTATTGTTTACTATCTCTCCCGTCCATTCAAACATACTGTCAAGTGAAACTGTCGCGTAACGTAACGCACTTTCCTTGTTGGCCGAAGACAGTCCCGTCCAATCAGACGGTGAGCCATGTTTAGTGAAATACGCATCTGCGTCCGTTACGCTGATATAACTGTCTGCGTTAGCTATCACTGCGCCCGTTTCAACCGTTAACGCCATTTTATTCCTCTTCTTCCTCTTCTGTTTCTTCTTCTTCTGTCACTGCGAAGACCTTACAGTTATTTGGGTCAATAATTAGCTCTGTTGGTGCTGTAAGTGTCAAGCTATTTAAGGCGTCGTCATTTTTTTCAATGGCGAACCCTGCTGTTGCGCAATCTGACACACCTAAACTGCGAGCCTCCGACGTGTATGTTATTTCCAAAGTCGAACCGTCAGGTATAGGGTTCTCGGTTGGTTCTATTACAACCGATACTTGCGAACCTTCGTCCTCTGCTTCCGTCGGCAACCTGCCGTTCCACATTCGCAGTCTCATTTTTCAACCTTTACCTTCGCTTTGGCTTTCGCTTTAGCCTTCGGTTTAGTTTCACCTTCTGCGCTGTATCCCCTACCCCTGTATTCTGCTTCTGCGTTACCGCCCTTATCAACTACTACACTCTCACTGCCTTTTGTCAGTGTTACTGTTTCGATACCTGCCATTTTTATATTCTCCAAAATAAAGCAGGGTGAGAGAGCAAAAACTCCCTCACCTTGCAAAAACAACTACCCTTTTACACGGCAGAGCAGTTCAGGTTGGATTACTTTGGCTCCACATAATACATCGAAACTGATAGTATCAGTTTTTGTGGAACTGTTGTAATCATAAACTACACGAACACCCAATCCCCTGTCGCCAACATATTCAGCCGTTTCGTTGCCGTTTGGAAGATCAAGAGGAACAATAGCCACAGTCAACCCTGCAGGGTGACCTGCAATGTTCATCGCGTGGTCAGTAGTTTCAAAAGTCAAAGCGGAATTATCAGCCCAAGCCACTTTAGCCTTAGGTAAAAACGATAACGTGCCTCCGCTGTAGGCTGTAACGACGTAATGCGTCGTGTCACCTGCAACAGTGAAAATGTCGCCAAGTTTTGGATTGTTCGACCCACCGTCGATTGCTACAGAAGTGTCGCCAACTGCAACGGAACCACTGTTGACCAACCATGAAGCAGGGCCATCAGTGTCGTGAGAGGCTATGTTTTGAGACATGTAAAAATCCATTCCCAAGAACTCACCAAGCGATGCGCGACGCAAGGCTTCTCCACCATCACCACGCTGATCGGCTTGTAGCACCTGAGTGACGTTTGCCATGATGTCAGCCTTGGCCTGTGGGTTCATAATAGCAATCCTACCTGCCATCGGAACTTTTTCGTCGTTGAGCTTCTTGTCGATTGCTACCAAATCTGCCAACGAATCAGGTGGGTCACCTGCTGTGCCGACATGATTAGCGATCTGATTAGCCTTGCCAAGCACATAACTATCAATAGCCTGTGCCAACCCTGCCATAGCAGGTGCAATAACACGACCACGGAAATCATCCAACGACAAGGTAAACTGCTTGCTTGTAACACCGACAGTAATGTCGAAATGTTTTTCAAGCTGTAGCGTCGTGCTTGCTTCGGTAATGTTTTGAGTGCTTGTCGTTGACGAGAACTCGTTCGCAGTAAATGAAGCAGGTTCGCGAATCGTTATCGTGTCGCCTACTTTTGCGCCTTGAAACTCTCCCTGATAACCTCTGTTAAAAAGGTTGGTCGCTACTAAGTTGTTTTCCAAGATCAATAACGCCTCACGCGCTACAATGCTTGGGGTAATAAAGGTATTAGCCATTTCTTACTTTCTTCTTTCTCTAAGACAAGTTTAACCTTGTCTGAATTTACGATATTCAGCCATAGACATCGCGCCTATAACCTCAGGTGTGACTTGTTGCGAAGACGCGCCTGTGTTTTTTGTAGTATCAGGTTGACTTCCTCCACCCGAACTCCCTGCTGATGAAAATGCGACAGCAAGATCAGGGTCAGATTTTTTTTCTTCGACCAATGCTCCAAATGTCATAGGCTCAAGACTTGTACCCATCACTCGCGGAGTCCCTTCACCGTCTACTATTTGAACTTTGACTCGCCCTTCGTCGTCTGTTACTGCTTTTACTTCATTTCTTAATACAGGCATTAATAGCTTTGCTGATCCACCTGCCTGTGATATTGCTGATGATAGTTCGTTGTCAATTAGCAATTCCTTGATTTGCGCCAAGCGAGAATCAGCTAAAGCAGTTATGGGCGCAATCGCTTTATCCGTTTCGTTTTTGGCAGATTTCCTCATTTGCTCCATCTCGTTTCGCAAATTTGTTACGGCAGTGCTTTCATCTTGCTTCGACTCGCGGAGCGATTCAAGTTCTGCCAAATTTTCGGCAATCGCGTCGGGTTCAGCGTTCAGAGAGCTAAATCGCTTTAGCCCTGCCTCGGCCTTGTCCGCACGATCTTTTAGCTTGCCTAAAGTAGACTTTAAGCCACTAATATTTTCAAGGGCGAAACCGTCTGCGCTATCTACCTGTAAGACAAAACGCTCCTCGCCTTCAGGTTGTCCGTAATAATCGCGAACGCCCTCAGGTATTGCATCTGCAGTTTCGTATGTTGCTTTTAACATTTGACACCTCCGTATCAACCTGTTCTCGACAGGGTTTATGCCCGACTTCGTCGGGTCTTGTTAGTGTATTAATATCTTTACTTTTTCGCTTCCACTATCCTCGTCTTGTGCAGGGTATCCTGACCCCCATTCAATTTCCAACTGTAATGTTTCTGAGGCTCCGTAAACAGACGCCTCCAATGGGCGAGCCTCTACCACACCATAGTCCGCAGGGTTGTTTGCTGTAATGTTTAGAAAAAGCTCCAAATCTTCATTATCTGCCGACCAATAACCGCCCTGCGATAAGTGCGCAACACGTTTTGTTTTACTTGCACCCTTCTCTATTACCGACCCTAACAAATACGCCACAGGCTCCTTGCGATACAATTTAATCGACATTAAAATACCCCTCTTAGGTATCCTATTATGAACTTAAAGGCTTCGGGGTCAGCGACTGCCATTTCTGCGCCCATTTGATTCAAATCTTCAAGAAGTATCGAAATTACTTCAGTGGCATTGTATTCTGCTATTTGCCATTTTTTTTTGTAGACTGTGCCGACATATTGGGGGTGTCCTACGTTTTTATATAAATCCCCTTCATAATATCTCTTTCCAAAGTATTCTTTTCTGCTTGCCTGATTTCCACTTAAGCCTAATTCTTCTCTTTTTTTTAGGATATTGTCGTATTTGTCACCGTTGCCGTATTCGTATTCACCGTATTGACTATATTTCTTTTTCAGTTGTATATCGTCAATTCCTTCTGTCCTGTATTTGTGGAACTGAAACGACGATGTGTTTCCTCTTAGCTTTCTTTCATGCTCTATTGCGTGTCCTATTTCATGTACCCATGTTTTTTCAGGTGCCGTTCTGTCTACGGGCATATTCAACTCAAATGTATCATCGTCGTAATGCGCCCTGTGTGTTTCATATCCGTATCTTGTTTTTTTTGGATTTTTAAAATTTACACGCACATTTGCATCGGTTTTGTTTTTTGTAATCCTATTAACAAACTCAGTTGCGCTGTTTGCGACTTTAATCTGTATGTCCATCGCTTGGCCTTCGTTCGTAACATTTGCGTCAATCCATGGTTTGCCATTAGAATCAACGCTTCCCTTCCTGTTCCAATAGAGTCTCTCTTGATTCCATGCGCCCTGCCGTGGAGCATTGGGTATTTTAAGGCTTTGAATCCCTACCATGCCTTCGCCATCCTTAACCTCGCTCAACAATTTTTTTTCTTCAGCAGTTAGAATCATCTTGGTGTCATTGTTTATTGGATTCTTAGAAGCGTGAGCAAGTTTTTCTTTTGCAAGGCGTCCTCGCCCCTTTTGATACATAGAGCCATTTGTAGGCATTGCGTTTGCAGTAGCCTGTGCCTTTGTTCTCACGGCAACAAGCTCAAGAAACTCCTCGCGGACATTTTGAAGAGTGTCAGACACGTTTAGTTTGCTTTCTAATTCTTTTAGTGCCTTGGTCGCCTTTGGTATTTCATTGTCCATTAGCTCATTATACTCTTTCAATATTTCTTTTTTTCTATCCTTCGTAATAGCGAAACTTGTACTTTCAAAATCGTCGGTAAGTTTTTGCTTTCTAATGTTTAATTGCCTTATATGCTCTCTAAGCTCTGATAATTCCTGTAGACCTTGGCTACCTTGTATTTGTTTTTGATTCTTAGTGACAATAGCTTGAGCTTGTGCTACAAGTAAGTCCCCCTCTTCCCACGCTTCTATCCGTTTTTCTATCGGTGCGTTTGTGTCTGCAACTATTTTAGCTTTTCTTGCACTCTCCTCATTTGCTTTGTTAATTTTATCTACAGGGGTTTCAGGCTTGTCAACCTTTGGCTTCTTTCGCCCTTCTTTTACTTTTAACTCGTCAAGGGTAAGTGTTTTCCCTTTGCGATTTGTAAAGCTCCCAATTTTTAACTTCCCATCGCGGAATAGTTTAGCCTTAGTTTTACCCAACACATCCTCTTGAACGCTTACAGGCTGATCTTTTAGCCATCTGCCGTATGTCTGCGACGCAGGGACTTGCCCGTTCATTGATGCCCGTGTGCTTTTAATCCCCTTAACAGGTGGCAAGTCTAACTCTTCTTCCGATTTTAAAACAGGAACCAAGGTGCATCGACAATTAACATGAGCAGGGGGTTGAATCCTTCCCTCCATGCTCTCGTAGTTCTTTCCATCCAAACCTGCACACTGTAAACAGATGCGCGAGTCAAGAGTCGCCACCCATTGATAACCCTTTAGCAGGTCGTCGTTTTCCTCTAATACCGCCATCCTTGCCTGATTAGCCGTTCCGTTCAACGCTGTCCGAGCAAGAGCTTCCGCTTCCCTGCGTGTTCCTGTCAAGGCTCCATCAACAAACACTCCACCCTGCGTAGTTCCCCTGATGCGCCTGATGGCCTGTTCGACTGTTTCGCCCTCTGCAGATGAAAGCCTGACAGCAGACTCCAACCGTATCTGCGTGTCGTCTGCGAGTTTCCCCCACCACGTATTAAGCGGAGTGCCTTCGATAAGAGGCTTTGTTGCTATCGTGCGTAAATACTGCGGACTGACTAATCTTGTGTCGTATCGAACAGGAAGAGTGTTTTTTAACGTGTCCGCTACAAAATCTTGCTCGTCTACTGCAAGCTCTGTTAGTGTTTCCGCTGTCTGATCCTGTATTGTTTTTATTGCCTGATCGTTTAGTTGACGAAACGAAACAAACATACTCTGCATACGTCTCGTCGTATTTACGCCTCTATCGAATCCGCGAGCCTGTATTGCATCAAACCTCTTAGACAACTGTTTTGCGACATCCCCCTCAAGATCAGAAAGCAATGCCTGTATTTTAACCGCCTCGCTTGTGCCTAATTGCTGTAGGTAAACTTGATGACGGACAAATTGCGCTTGCATCTCCTCGTTTACCGAACGCTCGACAGCCCTTGGCAGTTCCCGTTGCGTAATTTGCGTCATTCAGTGTCTTCTGATTCTTGCGCTTCCGCGCTTGTTGTAAATGGGGAATCCGTCTCGACAGCAGACAACACCTCATCCGTGTCAATGCTTTCGTGGTATAATCCGCGCCTTTTACGTTCATTGAGATACGTACGTCTGTCAACTACCCCTAACTTATAGTCTTCACGTAACTCTTCCATTTCTCGACCTGAGACAAGTGAGTATCCTAAATCCTCATTGATAACGACCTCAGGAGCCTCTAAGTTGCTTCCTGTCCATTCTGCACATAACTGTAGTGCCTGTCGTAACCCTCTTTCAAGTAGCATAACATAAGCCTCTATGTCACTGACTTCGCGCCCTGCCTGAATTGCAAGCTCTGTCGCTGTAGGATTACCCGACTTGCGTTTCAAGGGAGACATTGCAAGCTGATCCATTTGATCTTCAAGAGATTTTAGACTTTCACTTCCAACCTTGACTGCACTACCGTTCGTCTCAACAACATGTACATCCGACTGTGGGTCTTTGTTCCCAAAAATCTTATATGGCCCAACCTCTACAGAAGCGATATCCTCCGCAGAAAAACCGCGAAAAAATAACATCGGAACTCGCGCAATAGATTCGATGGTGTCTTGGTCGCTTTGATTTCTAAAGTGCTTCCCGTTTAAAAAGGCCAAGCCCTCATATGGTGGATCGCATTCAAGCAACCCTTTTCTGTTTGCATAAACAGTAACTAACGGAATACGCCCGAGAGTGTTTGCAGACTCACCAATTTGCAACCATTCATCCTCTGATGTTTCCGCTGTTCCGTTTAATTTCCACGTTTCAATAGTCTGATTGCGCCAAACTACCACATAGTCCTGTTCCCGTATCTGATATTCATTTGTCGGGTCAGGCTCTTCCGTTCTGTATCGTATATTAATCCTGTCGAGTTTTTCTACGCCACCGACTCTCTCGCCATTCCATGAAACCAATGACGCAGGGTTCACGCCCACCATATAAGGTCGCAAATTTAAAACGCGCTCGTCTGCAAGGGTTAACTCTCTCCCGAGCGTCTCGCGCAGGTCGATCGTGTTTGGATATTCACATAGGATGTGCGTTTTTCCGTAAATTAATAGGTCACGCATTCGCTCGCGAGCAAAGACAGTAATGTCGCGCCCCGACAAATCAACGTCCTGTGCTATTTCGCTAAAAAGATCGACGTCGTTTGGCAGTAATTGAACAGGTTCGCTAAATGGTCGTGCGGAGTGAGATTCAATAGTATTCCGATACTTTTCCAACAAAACGGCCTGATCTAATCGGTCTTTGTATCGACTATCGGATTCCTTCGCCCACTGCGGAAGATAATTTTCTCTTTTGTCGCGCATAGCGAATGTTCCACCCATCAGAGCTTCAGGAAGCTCCCACCGTCTCGCCATCCTCTTGTAAGCCTCATTTGGTGTATTAACATTTGCAGATTCAGACAATTAGCTTTTCCTTGTTTTAATTCGTTATGATCTATATATAATATAGATAATACATTGTCAAGTTATAATAAACCTTATGCTCGCGTTTCTATTATTTTCGTCCCGTATTGAGCTTCCACATGTTTCTTTTTCCATTTATAAAGCGCAGTACGAAATCCCTTTACATCCTCTATAACGACTTCACCCTCAGGGATTCTTTCGTAAACAAAATCCGCAAGGTAGGAGCCTATTTTTTTACCCTGCACGTCGAGCGAGTATCTTTTCTGCATTTCAAGGTTTTTTATTTTACCTGCTTTAAGCATTAATTTTAGTTCAATATATCTCCTCGACTCCATTAACGAGTCAAAAACAAGCCCGTCTATTTGGGTTTTTTTAGCATTAAACTTGTTTTTTTTGCTTTTTTTCAAGTATTTTACGTTTTTTTTCACTTTTTTTCCTTTTTTATTGAAAAATCGCTTGACATCCGTAACGTATCGTTGTATATTAGTAGTAGAAATTAAATGACACCACACACTAACAGGAGAAACAAAATGAACAATTCATTCAAATCACAAATCGCACAACCAAGCAACCAAGTCGGAACCACAGACGACGGTCAGCCAATCTATGAGGTCAAGCTTGGCGAAGAAGTAACTAAAGCCCAAGCGAAAAAAAACACAAAGAGATACATAGATCACCTCGACCAACAGATTCACGAATATAGCGTCGAAGGAAGAGACCACAGCGACCTGATAGATATTCGTAAATGGTTAATAAAAAACAACTAACTTACACCACATAACGGGGAGAGGCAAATGCCTCTCCCCAAAGGAGAAACAAAATGGAAACGCTAACACTACAA